AAAAAGGCGGTGGCAAAATGACACGGAAAGATTTTGAAAGTATTTACTGGCTTAGGCGAAATATTACCAGGTGGGAACGCAAGCTTGAAGAGCTGGACTTGTCATCCGGCATCAAGTCTGCATCGAATTACAGTGCGGCACCGGCCTACGGTACGAACGCAACGTCGGACAAAGTCGGGCAGTCTGCCCAGCGCAGGGCGGAGATTCGCGACACAATCTCAAAGCTTAAGACCGCGGCGGAGCGCAAGGCACATGAGGTGTATCGCTACATTGAACTGATCGGGCTTGATGATCCGTATATGGCGGCTGTGATCGAGGAACGCTGCTTAAACTGCAGGCAGTGGGAAGAGGTTGCGGATGTCCTGGGCGGATCGGGAACGGGGCATCGACAGGCTTATTGCCGGTACATGCAGAAGAATTTCCCGGACGACAATTATTTTCCGGAGGAGTGAAACTTGTCACACATGTCACACAACCATGTGGTAATATGGTATCATGAAACAGACGGCAAGGGGCATATTTAATACTCCTATCATTGTTCCACAATACACACCCACGCAGGAAGACACGGACTGATCACCGTGTCTTTTTGCGTTGGGGCTTGAAACGGCTGCTCTGATTCACCCATTACATACTTTCTTCAGGGGCTCACGGTTTCGGCTGTGGGCTCCAGCCCTTTTAATAACAAATATTCGGGGGAATATAACATGGGCAAGATTGAAAATATCACACAGGTCGAGCTATCAAAGCTGGTGCCGTATGTAAACAATGCGAAAAAACACAGCGACGACCAAATCACAAAGATCATGGCAAGCATTCGGGAGTTTGGTTTTCTAAACCCCGTGCTGATAGACAAGGACTTCAACATCATAGCCGGTCACGGTCGCGTTATGGCGGCGCGTAGGCTGGGTCTAAATGATGTACCCTGCGTATTTATCGAGGGACTGACAGAGACCCAGCGCAAGGCGTATATTTTGGCAGACAACAGGTTAGGGGAACTGGCTGAGTGGGACATGGAGCTGGTCGATCTGGAGCTGAAAGGTTTGGCTGATCTCGATTTTGACATTGATCTGACAGGGTTTGAGCTTCCGGCGCTGGATGAGTGGAAGCCGGGACAGGATGATGAAGAGGATGAGTTCGACGATATCGAGAAGCTTGAAAAGCATTATGGCGTTCCGTACCAGGGCAACAAGTCGCGGATCGCGGATATCATCATAAGCTTGCTGCCTTCCGGGGAACGGCTCGTTGATTTATTCGGAGGGGGCGGCGCAATTACTCACTGCGCCATGCTTTCCGGCAAATGGAATGCGTTTTTGTATAACGACATAAACCCGATGATCACCGGGCTCTTCATGGATGCGGTGAATGGCAAGTATCATGATGAGCGGCGGGTCATCACAAGAGAGGATTTTGACGCGCTGAAGGATACGGATGCGTATGTAAAATACATCTGGTCTTTCGGTAACAACGGCCTTGCTTATTTATGGGGCAAGGATATTGAGGAAATGAAGTGTGCAGCTTGTCATTCAATACAAGATGAATTATTGAACGACAGACGGATGGCATATGTGAAGTTCGCAAAATGTATTAAGCAAAAATTGACGCCTGAACAGATACGGCTTGAATCAATCGAGCGCTTGCAATCACTTGAACACCTCGAAGCCCTCCAGAGGCTCGAAGCCCTCCAGAGGCTCGAAGTTACAAATATAAGCTATCAGGATTATGAGCACAAGGACGGCGATATAGTTTACTGCGACGTCCCGTATGAACAAACAGACAAGACCGGGTGCGATGATTATGGCGTTGATTTTGACAGCCTGGCATTTTACGAGTGGGTGAAGGCTCAGCCGTATCAGGTGTTTTTTAGCAGTTATGAGATATCTGATACGAGTTTCCACAAGAAGAAGATCAAGGCCGTGCAGAGTCTGATCGGCGCGAAGACGAACGGTCAGTATCGCACTGAGTATTTATACAGCAACCGGCCGATCAAGACGAAGGAGGCAGACTGATGCACTATTGAAAGGGGGTGCCGCGATGGGCGCTGGCAGACCAAAAAAATTGATAGACCAGAAGGCCTTTGAACAGCTATGCGGCATTCAGTGCACAGAGTCCGAAATATGCGCGTTTTTTGACGTTACGGATATGACCCTGAACAAGTGGTGCAAAGCTACATATGGGGCGAATTTTTCTGAAGTTTTTCAGCAAAAAAGAGGGCTGGGCAAAATCAGTTTGAGAAGAACACAGTGGAGGCTGGCTGAGAAGAGTAACGCCATGGCAATCTGGCTGGGCAAGCAATACCTCGACCAGCGAGAGCCGGGCGTCAAGGTCGACATAAACGCGGATGATGATCAGGTGCGGCAGTTCCTCGATGCGCTGAAGGGCGGCGATAGCGATTGATCGCTTTAACGGATAAACAGAAGGAATACACCCGGAAGGCTACGGCTCGCTGGAACATCAAGAGCGGCGCGGTCAGGTCGGGCAAGTCATTCGTTGATACGGCGTGGGTCATACCGCAGCGCATACTCGATCGCAAGGGCAAGGCCGGCATATCGGTTATCTTAGGAGTCAGCAAGTCGACCATTGAGCGAAACGTGCTGTTGCCCATGCGGGAGATCTACGGGGCGCGACGGATCGGTCAGATCAATTCGGAAAACATAGCCGTTGTATTTGGTGAGCGGGTCTACTGCTTAGGCGCTGAGAAGATCAGCCAGGTCGCAAAGGTTCAGGGCGCGTCCTTCAAATACTGTTATGGTGATGAGGTCGCGAAGTGGAACGAGGAAGTGTTCAACATGGTCAAGAGCCGTCTGGATAAGCCTTATTCGTGCTTTGACGGTTCGCTGAACCCTGAGAACCCCGGCCACTTTGTGAAGCGGTTCATTGATTCCGATGCTGACATTTACCTGCAAGAGTACACGCTGTTCGACAATCCGTATCTGTCAAAGGATTTTGTTGAGAATCTGTGCAAAGAATACGCAGGGACGGTTTACTATGACCGGCTGGTCATGGGGCTGTGGACGCGGGCGGAGGGTCTGATCTATCAGAGCTTCACAGACGCGAACACATACACGGACGAAACGCGGCCGTTGGGTCTGGAACGCATCAGCTCCAGAACTATAGCCTGCGACTATGGAACGACGAACCCGTGCGTGTTTCTGGATATATACGATACCGGTGATACGGTCTATATCGATCGGGAATACAGATGGGACAGCCGAAGCGACGCGGCAAAGCGTACCGGCAACCCACAAAAGACGGACGCGCAATACGGTGAAGACATGACCGTGTTCATGGGCAGTGATCCTGAATTCATATGCGGGATCATAGTTGACCCGTCGGCGGCTTCATTCATTCAGGAATTAAGAGGGCGGGGGTTCGTGGTAACACCGGCGGACAATGATGTGCTTGACGGGATCAGGAAAACGTCAAGCCTTTTTGCATTGAAAAAGATCATGGTCAATGCGAACTGTACCGGGCTGATAGATGAGCTCCATTCATACGTATGGGATGACCGGGCGGCGATGATCGGGGAAGACAAACCGGTCAAGGAACGAGACCACGGTCCTGATGCGCTGAGATATTACATAAACAGCTTGCCGTCATGGCGATTTTACAAATAGGAGGCTAGGCGATGAGCCAAAAGAAAAAGAACAAGGCAGCGGCCTCCGAGGTCGTAAACGATACCGCAGTCGTGACTGACACAGTCACCACGGACGCGTTCAGCAATCCGGCGGCACGGACGGGAGCAGGCACGCTTGCCGTGATGAACGGCACGGACTACCCGCTGACCCGGCTGTCGGAAAACTACGCGCTGTTAACCAGTCTGTACCGCTCCAACTGGATCGTGCAGAATATCGTGCAGCTGGTACCGCAGGATATCATGCGGAAGTGGTTCACCTTGAAGACCGCGGCGGATAACGAATACATAGACCAGTTCGAGCGCGTGGTGCGTAAGACGCGCCTGAGAGCCAAGATGACCGACGGCATGTGTTGGGGCAGGCTTTACGGCGGTGCCATCGGTCTGATACTGATCCGGGGGCAGGATGATTTGTCTCAGCCGCTGGACATAGAAACGATCCTTCCCGGAACATTCCAGGGCGTGCATATACTCGACCGGTGGAGCGGCGTGTTCCCTGAAGGTTCGATAGTCAAAGATCCGGACGATCCTGATTTCGGGTTGCCGGAGTATTACACGGTGCGCGGGGCAAACGAGGAATTCATTGCCAACGTGCATCATTCGCGCGTGGTGCGGTTCACAGGGCGTGCGCTTCCCTGGCAGGAAGCGGTGACAGAGCTGTATTGGGGCGAATCCGAGATCGAGTCAATATTCGATGAGGTCGTACGGCGCGACAACGTAGCGGCGAACATCGCAGAGCTGACTTTCCGCGCGAATGTGGAATACAGAGAGGTCGAGGGGCTTGACCAGTTATTAGGAATCGGCAACAAGGAAATGCAGCGCCGGTTCTGGAACATGATGCAGGCTCAGGCGATCATGCGAAGCAACCAGGGCATCAGTCTCGTTAATAAGGGCGATGCGGTACACACAGAACAGTACACCTTCGCGGGACTGGCTGATGTATACGACCGCGTTATGATGGACGTAGCAGGCGCGGCAAGGATACCTGTTACAAAGCTGTTCGGGCGCTCCCCTGCGGGCATGAATGCCACCGGTGAGTCCGATCTGATCAACTATTACGATTACATAGACGGCATCAGGGAAAACACCTTCCGGCCGGTTCTGGAAAAGCTGCTGCCGATCATCTGCATGTCGACATGGGGCATGGTGCCGGATGATCTGGATATCGACTTCCCGCCGATGCAGACCCCGGACGAAGAGAAAAACGCGATCATCGCCGAGAAGAAGGCCGGAACGATCATAACGGCATTCAATGCCAACCTGATCGATAAGGAAACGGCTGACAAAGAGCTTCAGGCGATTGATGGCATATTTGACAAGATCACCGATGAAATGGCGGAGGAAGGCCGCGGCGTGACCGCGGTCGACATTCTGGCTATGCGCGATCCCATGTCGGGACTGATGGGCGGTGAGCTGAATGCCGATTATTAGAAAAACCGCACCGGGACAGCTCAAGGCTGACCGCATGCGGATGATATATCTGAGAGCTGAGCAACAGATCCTCAAAGAGATCACCCGCAAGAGGAATCTGGGACTGGTCGATTACAGCGACGTTGCGGCGCTCCAGAGGGTGCAGGAAATACTTAGGAACATGACCACCGAGGCGGAAGAGTACGCGCCGGTCATGATCAAGATGCAGTTTTACGGACAGGAAGACTTTCCGTCCGCACCGATGGGCTACGAGAACGCGGGGATGCTTACCAGCGCCCAGACGGCCATCGTGGAGCGGCTGACAGAGAACCTCATGACCGACATAACCTTCGCGGCGGCCACGGCCTATGAGAGCGCTGAGAACTTCCTTACTTTGGGACGCACCGAGGCTGACCGCTTCCGCATGCTGACCCTTGAAGAGGTCGCAAGGCTTGAAGCGGAAGGCAAGGGCTGGAACACCATACAGAGAGAGATGGCGGCAAAGCTTCAGGCTCAGGGCATAACGTCATTCGTTGACCGCGCAGGCCGCAAGTGGGGGCTGACACAGTATTGCTCCATGGCTACCCGCACCACCCAGAGACAGGCTCAGGTTGCGGCGGCGTTGACCGCTGATGACTGGGATCTGTGGCAGATCAGTAAGATCGGAAGCACCTGCCCGCTGTGTTCGACGTATGAGGGCAGGGTTTACAGTAAGTCTGGGACGGATCCGGACTACCCGCCGTTGACAATGGCATTTGGCAAGATGGATCCGGCGGGAATGAACGACCTGTCGAACAGCTATCTGAATATCCATCCGAACTGTCTGCATAGCCTGGTACGGTACACCACCGCAGGCAAGACCGACGAACAGATCCAGCGCGACAAGGACTTTTCAAGTTTCGAGAAGCGCCCGGCCAATGTGGACTACCGTAGCAAGCGCCAGATCGAAGCCTACCGCCAGAAGGAAGCAGAACGGGCGGCATTCCGGCGCGACATGAAGCAGTTCAATAAGTACAAGGCGGCGCTGGGCAAGGACTTCCCGAAGACGTTCGAGACCTTTGAGAAGCACAAGAAGGCCGGGGATGATGTTTACAAGGAATGGGAGCGGAAATACAGAGAGCTGGGCAAGAAGGCTGAGTCGGTGCAAAAGGAGCTTGTCTGATGACGCTAGACACGGGACTGAAAGATTACAGCGCAAGGCTGGCGTTCAAGATCAGCCGGGATGAGATCACCGGAAAGCTGAACTCTGACCGTGCCCGCAAGATGCTCAAACAGATAGATGACATTATGCTCAGGCTGGCAAAAGGATCCATCACTGAGCGCGAAGCAAAGCGACAGATCCACGCAGTATATTGATAAACGGAGGTGATAAGCCTTGATTTCATATTATGGCTATACCATAAGCCCTAACCAGTTGGAGACCGGCGAGGGCTTTTTGATTTGCCGGAACGTGCCTATCGCGCGGATCGGCATGCAGGATTATATAGGTCGGGAGATCGGCCTGGAAACGGATGAGGTGATCCAGGTGAACCGACCCGAGGCGGAAGTCTTCAGCGCGGCGGCTATGGCGTCGTTTGAAGGCAAGCCCGTAACGGATGACCACCCGACAGAGCTTGTCACGCCCGACAATGTGGCATTGTAC